GGTAAAGAATTTATTGATAAATATCACACTTTAGACAATAAGAAGTCTGAATGTATACTAGAATGTCTATTTGTTAAAGATTTGCATAATTTCTACCCATTATTGATAAGAACAGATAAAAACTATCCAAACAGTCTTAGAACTGTAGAACGTACATTATTTAATGCTGGAGAAGATATTCAGTTAAGTGAATTTACAAATATTTAATTACTAGTAAAAATCTACATATTATTAATAATTTTAATAAGCAATAGATTTTTAATTAATTTACATTTTTTTCATCTTACCGAAATTAGCAGCTGGCTTAGCTGACTTAGCTGGGACATTTGGTATCGATACACCAAGTTCTTTCTTCATTTCTGGAGTTATAACAGAACTCTTAACCTGGAAGCTATCTGCTCCAGTCACTGGACCATTGGTTGGACCAATGATACCGTAGTAGTCGCCTTTTAGAGTAGATGCTGGAGCATGGTAAGTAATACCAGTACGTTGTTTGTACGCAGGCTGGTTAACACCAAAGAAGAGGCTACCACGGGCGTAAGCCTGCTCAAGGGCAGAGCCGCGGACCTTCTTGGGGCGGCACTCCTTAGTATCACGGTCGAATACGAGACCCCGAGCCTTACACATAGCCATCATTTCCTTCTGAGTGGGACCAGCAAGTACACGAGACGCGGCACGCGCGGTACGAGCAGCCGCAAGACCGGCGCCACGACGCGACTCACGGCACTGCTTGCTGTCCATGTCAAGAACTAGACCCTGAGCCTTACACGCAGCACGGAGACTGGCAACACTAGGACCAGCACCCGCAACAGGACTACGACCACGACGAAGTGGCTGACGACACTTCTTACTATCCTTATCAAAAACTAGACCCTTAGCCTTGCAGGCCATCGCAAGCTGACGATCTGAATTGGGGTCGACTGCGCGACCACCAAACATGTTCTTACATTTCATACCATTGCCAAAGAAGAGGCTACCACGGGCGTAAGCCTGCTCAAGGGCAGAGCCGCGGACCTTCTTGGGGCGGCACTCCTTAGTATCACGATCGAATACGAGACCCTGATCCTTACACATAGCCATCATTTCTTTCTGAGTGGGACCCGCAAACGCACGATTTGCCGCGCGGGCGGCACGGGCAGCGGGTAGACTAGCACCACGACGCGACTCACGACACTGCTTGCTGTCCATGTCAAGAACTAGACCCTGAGCCTTACACGCAGCACGGAGACTGGCAACACTGGGACCAGCACCCGCAGCAGGACTACGACCACGACGAAGTGCCTGGCGACACTGCTTGCTTTCCTTATCAAAAACTAGACCCTGGGCCTTACAGGCCATCGCACGCTGACGATCTGAATTGGGGTCGACTGCGCGACCGGGAGCACCAAAGAAATTACCGAGATTTACCATTATATTTAATAATTACACAAGAAAAAAAATTTTAAAAAATTAAGAAAAAATTTTAATATATTTCGAAATTAAAACATCAGTAAAATTTAGAGATTTTAGAAAAGTTGTTAATTGACCGACCTGAATAGGACTCCTTGTTATATCGAAAACATCAATTTTAATTTCTTCATAATTTGTGAATAATTTACGCGCGGTTACATAGTCAAAGTCTTCTCCTATTTTATATTTGTTTAGTGCAATTACAGCTTCCAAATTTTTATGTTTTTTGATTAATGTAAAAGCAGTTTGTGGTCCAATGCTGGGTATGTAAGGACAGTAATCACATCCACAAAGAATACAGAAGTCTAAAAATTCTGGATAAGACATATCAAAGTCTTTTAATATTTTTGATAAAGAAAGTTCCTGAATAGAGTCTTTAATATTCGTTTTTAGAACGCATTCACATCCAAATGTTAAAGTATCTGTATCATCAGATACCACATAATCAACTTCATTGATTTTTTTAAGATAAACGCATGTTTTTTCTGCTTCACCCTCTGCCTGTATATATGGAATACCTGTATATTCGAGAAATTTTTTACACTCATCTATGTGATATTTTGTAACATAGACAATTTGATTAGATAATCTTTTAACTTCCGCTTTAATATTATCAGCTTCAGCTTCAGTAGTTTCTTCAGTAATAGATTCCTTAAGATCTGTTATTTTATCTTCTATCTTCTTACGATTATATTGTCTCTTTTGTAACACACTCCTTTTTGCTTCTGGAGGAGTTCCATCAAATACAAAAATTGGAAGTACATTATTTTTAAGATAATAATTTATACGATTTGCAAAACCTATGATATGACTATTTGGTACCCTAGACATATGAACATACTTATAAATTAAAATGCTACAATCTATAGCAATTTTTTTACCAGAGTATTGTTTTATTGATTTTTCTGAAATAGATTCAGGTGAGTACTTTTTGATTAGTGTATTAAGGCTTCGAATACCCATTATATCTTACCAGTATTATATTTTCTAACTTTAAGTTAATTCTTTGTCGTAAATTAGTCTCTAAATTCTACCTGTTCTTGGACTTCTTCGAATATTACATCTATCGTTTTTTTAGGATTCTTAAACAGATGGTGACTTTCTATGCCAGCTTGTCGGTAGTGTTCTACTTCCTTCCAAAAATTATAAAGTATCGGGATATTATCTGTTAACCACGAGTGATTAATGTGTATTCTGACTATATTTAATATTTCTGGTGATTGTGAATCAGCTGGTTTATATTCTATAAAGTCTGCTTTAGTTAGTCCGCAAATGAATAAATTTAGTTGTACTTGTGGATAGTAGTATTTAGGGCATACATTCATTTTTATTTTTCTTCTATAAGGACATTTTACCTCTAGCAGTATTGGTTCTCCGTAAGGATCATCATTTTTAATACATATTCCATCTGGAGAACCTGCTAGGAAGTAGTTTGGTTCAATATTATCTGTGTGTACATCTGTATATGATATTAATCCGAAATTATAATTTGTCATTCCCATCACTCGTGAATATTTTTCAATCGCATAATCTTCATATTTTTGACCATGTAACGTGGCTACATTACCAACAAATGGTTTTAGATCGTGACCACATTTCTTAAATAAAAGCTCGTGGGGTTTTTGATAAGGATTAATACCTAGCGCTGTAGCAGCATCACTAGATGTTAATTTATCATGCCTTTGAGCGAACCATTCAGGGCTACGTTGTTCATGTTGAGGAAGCCGCAATAAGAAGTCTAGTTTATTATTATATGTGGTCATTGTATATTAATATACTATGTCTTTAAACAGTAGTTTTAGTTTTTTTTGATTTTGTAACAGTCACCAGTGGTGTTTTACTTTTTTCCTTATGTTTTGCGAGGTCAAATTGTTCATCTACTTGTTGATACTTGGAGTTATAATTTTTTTTATGAAAATCCCATAGCTCTCTTGATCCTATTTTAAACTGTCTATCGGGTTTTGCGCGATACCAAAATATACAATCTTCTATTTTGTTACTTCTTGATGTATTATCTAAAACCATACAATCATAACCTTCGGTACAGGAATTCATGACTTCTCGAAATGTTTGAGCATCTGGGAAAATACCGAAAAAATTTTTATATAACTTGTCTTGATTCTGTACTATATTTTCGCGAAGTACAAATACAAAATCTATATTAGCTCTAAGATCTGGTGGTAAATCCATACAATATTGCATTGTTAAAATAAATAAAAGTCTCCAATGTCGACCATTCATAAATATACCGCGAATATTTGGATCTCTTATCATTTTTTTATCATACATACAGTCATCAAGTAGAACAAATGCGTCATTTTTGTTTTTTGGATCAGACTCTTTTGCACTCATTATCATTTTCTTCTGTCTATTGATAACACTTTGTATAACACCGGCCTTATATTCCGAATGTATAAACAAGTCGGGAATAAAACTAGAATAATACTTATTACCATCTTCTGTAGCTGATATAGCTGTTCCTATTGGTATTTTTCGGCAGTAATATAGTATATCTTTAACTAATGTACTTTTACCTGTTCCTCTTTTACCAATAAATACGCAAGTTGCTGGTCCTGATCCACTTACTCTTCGTTCTTCTATAACTCTAGGATTAAATTTGGATATCTGGATGCTTGACATCTGTTATATATAAGATAGAGATTTTAACTATATTATTTGACGCAATTCTTTAAATATCAGCCATCGATCTTATATTATCCATTCCAGATACAGTATTAAACCTTGACCCAGCATCAACATAATTATCTGTTAAAAGTGTTTCTGATCCCTGTGACATAAAGTAAGAATATGCAAGGGTTACTGCGGCTGCTACAGCTACAGAAACTCCACCTTTAGATTGTACAGTTTTAAAGTTTTCATTGTCCGATATTTCTAGAATACCGTATACAATAACGATAACACATACAAATACTACAAAGGTTGTTCCATCAAATATAAACATCTTTAGTAATATAATTTATTTAAATTTTAATATTTTAAACTTAAAAGTAATCAGCATGTGGTATCTATTCTTGCTAAGTTTTGTACCAAACAGCAATTTAATAATGTCTAGAGAACTAACCAATTATCATGAAATACTGGTTAATCATGATCTTCCTTGTCATTTATCATCCTGTCGTATAAAGACTTTTAATAGTGCTTTAATTAAACATTCACAACCAAAGTATTCAGTTAAGAGTATTTATGAGTTACATGATTTGATATCTTTTCGATTTGTGTTCTACAATAATGAAGATTTACTAAAATTTTATCATTATAATAAATTAGAAAAAGATATAATCTACTTCAAAAATTATATTCAACATCCAAAAGAAAATGGCTATAAAGCATTACATTTCCATTATAGAATACCTAATGAAAAAATAGATAAACTAGAATGTCAATTATATATTTTAGAAGACTTTTATGACTCACTATATGGAAATAGTTCTAATTATAAATAATAATAAACTTACAAAACCATCTAAAGTTAGTTATTATATGGTAGATCCAGATACAAGAACGGGAATAAATATCAGGCAAGATTTGTTCCATCAAATAGTTTAAAAGAATAATATATTTATATATATATATAAATGCTTACGGCTAGTGAGATCACGGATGTAATATATTCCCACGACATTGTACTTCTTAAATTTACGGCTGATTGGTGTGAAAATTGTAATAAATATAAACATTTCATTAATGATCTAAGTGTATATGTACAGGAAGTAGACCACGACCTAAATGAAGATTTAATAGAAGAATATGAAATTCATAAACTACCAACTGTCTTAATTTACAAAAATAAAAATTTAGTAGACAGAATAGAAGGATTTATTCCTAAAACAGAATTTGTTAAAAAATTAATGAATATTAGATAAACCGAGTTTGTTTTTCAGGTATATCAATTTGATGCAGAGTATTCTTTATTTTTAAACTAGTTTAAAAATCATATATGGAACGTTGACATCTAAAATCGTTACCTAATAACCACCAAGCATAAATTTCGAATAAATTATTAACCCAATAAGGACTATTCTGACTAAGTCCTCTCCATACTCTATTTCCAATGGAATCCCTAATCCATCCAAAACTCCATCTCCCTCCGCTAAAATGATCTACAATAGTTAAATGAATACACCAATACCCGTCATTAAATGGACAATATGTTGCGTGGAGTTCTACCCCTTTTTCTTGTAGTAAAACATCATATTGACATTGACCGCCTCTATCCATTTTTTAATTATGAAAAATATTATTTTTTAATTAAAATATGGATAAATGTTTATTTAACTCTAAAACACGGAAAAGTTGGACAAGACGTAATTAAAAAATACGTGGATATTAGTTGTGATAATTGTGTATACAATACAATAACAAAAAGGTGCGCAAAGACTAATTCTAAAGTAAGTCCTAAAGTAGGTCCGCAAGCTATAAGACATATTGCTCATATAGCATCTGGAGTCAAATTATCAGATACTCTTAAACATATTTCTAGTAACAATTGTGACATAATGATTTACATTTGAATAATATTTTTGTAGAAGAAAATCCATCAAATATAACATTAAAGTTCAATGATAAAATTATATTTAACTTCTCGTCTAAATATATAGTTAAAATATATGACTTTGATTATTCTAGTATTGTACATACTAGATTTAATTATAGTACATTTTATCCAAATGGAAGATTTAATACAGTTGTAGAACGAGGACTATGTATTTCTAATAAATCAAATCATGGACAAAGAGATACAGCTCAATTTTTATTAAATTTTTCCCGTTATAATACTATCTTATTACAATTTTTCGTTAAATTATGTTTACCCGAGGATCTAATAGATGCATCTAGTGACAAAATGTTACCACATCCTGGACATCCTTGTAAACTTAAAAATACTTACAGCTATGAACTGTTCCCTAATATTAAGTCTGCAAAGACTGCAATGAGTTATTTTCCTGTAGATCTTCTAGCTCACAGTGAAGCTTATCTCCCTATTCCAGACAAAGATTTAAATCTAATCAGTCCTATTTTGCCTTCTCTTGCTCAAAATTGTAAAGAATATACTGATAAAATCAACTAAACCAGCGCCATCTTTAGAACGTAGACAAAAATTTATTAAAGCTTCAAAATCACTTTAATGTTCTTGCACTAGGATCCGTTGTGTCGGACCATCTTGGCATCCAAAAGTATGGAATAATATGACTTGTATTTGGATACTCAGTTTCATATAAATATCGATAATATTCTTGTTCCTTTGTATTAGGAACATTATATGATACATTAATCGATTTAAATTTAACAGTGTCTACATACTCTTGGATTATTTTAAACCATGATCTTTTTTCATTACTAACTCCGTCGCTAAATGCTTCTTTTTGTCTGTATAAAACACTATGTGGTAAATATTCCACAAAGGAGTCTCTAAGTAATTTTTTCTCAATTGTTCCAACTTGAAAACGAACATTTAATGGAATACTTCTATATGTTGTTACAAAGCTTTTATCTAAAAATGGCGTTCTAGGTTCTAGACCACAAGAAGATATACATTTATCACTTCTTAAAACATCAAAATAACTAATATTACTTAATAATTTTACTGTTTCAGAGTCTGAATGAAGTCGTGATGGACTTTTATGAAAATATAGATAACCTCCTGTAAGTTCATCTGATCCATCTCCATTAAATATTACTTTAGAGTCCGAGTTATCAGATATATATTTAGCAATTAGATAATTTCCTACACTAGCTCTAACAGTTGTTGTATCATAACTTTCTATTGTTTTAATTACAACTGGAATAGCTTCCAGAAATTCTTTTTCTGTTACTATAACCTCGTGATGATCTGTTCTTAAAAACTTAGCAACTTCACGGG